TCCAAAAGCAGCACGTATGCATCCTAACCACCAATCCTGATGATTCTTGTTAAGGTACAGCGCAAAACCTTCCAGATTGATATCGTCGTCCAACGATTCCTTTACGTCTGCAATGAATTCCTTCACGGCTTCGTACATGGTTGTTTTGCTATAGGTAGCGTAAGAAGCATCGTCGTGAGGCAACAATGTATTCTCGTGCATGTAGCGAACCAGCGTATACAACAACCCAGAGGATGCGTTAAGAGAATTACCGGGAACTCCGGATTCTGGCTTCACATAGATACCACGGATCACGCGGCGGTTCTGTTCCGAAACCATGCCCTTGAATATCTGCAACAACTGGAATTCGATCATAGACCACTTAACAGGATCCGATCCCTCTTTGTTAAGGTAACCGATATACTTACGTTCGATTTCCTTCATAGGTCCAAACATCAACTTAGCCATCGCGTCGTCAACGTGAGCAAGTTCAGGCTGCAAAGTCATTCCGCCCTTGAATACATTTCCTGGCTGATAAGCCTGGGAGATCTCAGTAAAGAATGCGTTGGTCATCAATGAGCGGTCCTGAACACCGTACTGGCGTGGGAACAAATCGTAGTTGTCTTGCAACTCAACGATTCTGGCAATAAGTGCTTCCTGTCGTAGAACCATATACTGATCGCCCAACTTAGCATCGGTTAATCCGGCATAGTCGTTACCAAATGCGGTACCAAGCACTTTAGGGTCAAGCTTATTCTCAGATTGAAGATAAGCATAGCGGGCAGCCAGTACCTTTCCGTACGAACGTACTTCGCGCTGGAAGGCAGGACCAACCTCTTCTTCGTCAACCGGAGTGATGGTAGCGATAGCAGGATTGGCAGCTACCTGGTTCCATCTCTTATCCATTGAGAAGAACGGAGTTTCAATACCGAACAGGTGAGTAGCTGTTGTACCAGGACCCGAAAGAGTAATAGTCCTCTGAACCGTTTGCACCGGAAGATCCTGTACAGCTCTGGAGGCTATCTGTTCCACTTGTGTGCGAAGCGTTGCATTTTCGCTAGACAGCGAATTTACCTTTCCAATGATGGTTTGAATACCTTGTACCAGCGTAGGCTCTTGAGTAGGTGCAGCAGCGGAAGTTCCGTTTGCAGGAGTAGCTTCAGTTGCAGGAGCTGCAGGAGCTTCTGTATTGGCATTGATAAGATCCAGCGCCGCCTGACGTTCGGCCGATAAGGCGCTTGATTGAGGGTTCTCACTCATGGCGCTGGCCATGTCCACCCCGTACTTATCAAGAAAAGCGGACTCAATGTTAGTCCATTCCTCCGGAGTAAGGGTATTAGTCTTAGCCTTTTCTACAAGTCCAAGGGCAGTTAACACTGCGTAAAATTTTGTTTTAAACATAAAATTGAATGTATTAAATGAATGATGCGGCTCTATTCCGTATTTGATTTTTTTTATTCCATGATAAGCCCATCTCGTAGGCTTCGTTCAGGGCGTCTGAAAGTGTTACGACTCCATCTATCAGTCCAACGGGTTGGGCATTGGTAGCGTCGTAGGTTTCTCCACGTAAAACCGGGTGATCTTCTGCCAGCTTTTTCAAAGCTTTACGGGCGGCACGCACTTCGGTTTCGAACTGTATCTGCAATGGATCCAGCTCCTCACGAATAAATTGTTCGGGCTTGCCATTCTTCAGGTCGTTGTACTTCTTATTCTTAAGATCTGATTTGGTAGCGTACTCCTCGATCTTATTAAATCCGAGAGATTTAAGATAGGGTTCCATGTCCCAGAAGGAAACCATTGTGCCGATGCAGCCAATCGAATCGTTCTGAGTAAGTGCCATAACCTTTGTTCCGTGGCAACCGATGTAATATCCTGCGCTTGCACAAGTCTTTTCGATAAGTACATAAACGGGTTTCACTAGCGAGCGCATGGTCTCTGATAGTCGGTCCAGATACCAGGCTTCGCCACCTCCGGAAGTTATGTGTACAAAATGACAATACAGATTTGGGTTGGAGTCGGCCGCCAGCAGATCACGTTCGAATTGTTTGGTGCTGAATCCATACCAATAGTAGTCGGCCAGAATCAGGCCTTTAATTCGATGATAGGCAATGGCTCCCGGATTAACTCCGGTGGAAGAATAATCGGATGTAATTTCTACATTCGATTTGCTGGAGAATAGGGTTAATTCTTCCTTAACTAATTCCGTGTATGTTTTAGGCTTAGGCATTTCCAAAGCCGACTGAGCGAACGGAAGGTATTGAAGCAGGGCAGCAATATACTCCGATTTGGTACAGAGTAATTTGCTATCCTGCGACGTAAGAATTTTTAAAACATGATTTATAGAATTCATTGTCCTGCTATTTGCATGCTAAATTAGGCATACATGCAGGGAGTGGAAAGGACTGTTAAAGAGGGCTGCGTAACGAATTGCAACGAATCTTTACTCTGTCCCGCGATAGCATGGGTACAATATTAACCCTTGCCGGAAAGGTTGGAGATCCAACAATTACCGTTTCGCCGGATATCTTTTTAAACACTAATACCGCTTTTCGCGCATTTGCGTAACGTATTGCTACCTCTGTAGTAACCTTTTCTACTAACATTTCGGATTCAAGAGTTATCAATGTACCTGATGTTCCGGTGGTTGACGATGGATTAAGTTCTACACTGTCTGCTACAAGCTTAACCGGAACAGCTCCAGCTTTCAATACGATTGTATTCCCATCTACACTTTCTACCTTAGATATAGAATACAGCTCAAAGTTATTGCACAATTCGTTCATAATTTTATATATTTTGATGGGACAACATCACGACTAAATATTTATATTTTTGCCATAAAAGTCATGGGACAACATCACGACTAAATATTTATAAAACAGAGTGATAGACTATGAAAACAAACCAACAGTTCAACAAAAAAACTATCAGAAAATGATAGGGCAAACCAGTTTGCTTTTAAGCTTATTTCCATCTAATCTGTCCTGAATAATGTATTTTTGAGGAGAACGCTGCCAGCTCTTCCGTAGCATATCCTCTGATATACTGTTCATTGTAATGTTATACAACTTACAGAATTCAAATATAACCTGTTTCTGCTCCAGATCTGGAGACACAGCCAGCGCGCCCTGCACAAAATTGTGGAAGCATTCTTTAAATTGCGTGCGCAGATGCCAGGCTATAATGTTACGGCCACGCTCGTTCAATTCGCACCGGAACAATGAATTCATATATATATTGTACCTATCAAATCCATTATGTTTCCGTTTAACCTTCGATCTGTTTACAACCTGAACCTTTGTTCCGGATGTATCCAGGAGCGAAATTGAAATATATTTTTGGTTGTACTCGTCTCTGGGTACAGGCAGCACAGTACCCGCAACGGTAGTAAGATGTTGCTTGAGTATAAGCCACAACCAATCATCCTTCTGAGGAACAATTGTAGGGGATCCATTGGTGCAAAGTATGAATTCTCTTACTGAAGGATGTACCTTTATGTCTACTTTCATTCCATTCATGTTCGAATTTGGGTTTTATTCATTTAAAAATAAAAGACATCTATGCTCGTTTTCGTGTTTTTTCTCTAAATGGGCCTCCTGTTTTTGACCAACAGACCAACGGACCAACAGAGGTATTAAAAAATAATACTAAAAATACTGTAAGGTACTAATAATCAGCGAGAACACCAAATTTAAACCTACAATAATTTAACAGAATGTATATTTATTTTTGTTGTACAACCGTCCAACGGGCCTGTTTTCTGTTGGACGGAGCAACCAACCGACCAACGGAAAAAAGGATATTAACTAAAGTATAAAGAATAGAGACCAACCAACCGACCAACAGCGACCAACAGAAAAAGCCTAGAAACCAACAGCGACCAACAGCAAACAACACTACTTATTTATATATAATATATTGATTTATATATATTTATCTATACCTTGTAATTGAAATGTTTTTTTGCCCGTTGGTCCGTTGGTCCGTTGGTCACTGTAGGTACTGCAAAAAGATTTCAATTCGCCCTCATTTCTTTATGTTCTCTTTTTTTAATTTGGGGGGGGGTGTGGGGGGATATATTTAGATAGGTATCACCCGGGTATTGTTGTTCCATTGGCCAACTCCTCCAACAATACCTTCAGCCATTCTCGGATGAATCTGCGCGATCCAACCCGGTAGCCTGTCCATCAAACAAGAGGCCCGTTCTCTCCGGGTTGGACGAGGACGGGCCGCATGCGCTAGCGTATCATGCACGGTTGCCAAATTCATAATCTGATGGTTTAACAGCGATAGAATCCTTTGCATCCCGGATCTTATCCGGAGGCGGTGGATAGTCGTCCGGCAGGATCGTTTCTTTCTTATCGCAGGACACAAGTAATACCAGGAGAAATAAACAGAATAGCTTTTTCATATTGTTGGTGTTGTGAGTTATTAGGTCAATCCGGATAACTCGGGTTTAATAGACTTTCTTCGTTTCTTTTCTTGCGCATCGTATTGGAGATGGCAGCGCTGGCATAAGGCCCGAAGCCTATCCAGTTGTATGTTCCAGTTCGTTTCGTCGTGATCCAGATGAGCGACGGTAAGGATTATCCTTTTCCCGTCCCTGATGCTGTAGTTCTGCACGCCGCAGAACTCACAACAATCCTTTGCCCTCTGTAACACCTCCGGACGGATTCGAGTCTTCCAGTCCGGAGGATATCGCTTGTAGTCGATTGGCATAGTATGTTCGGATTTGAACTACATAATTACACACAAATCAATATACCAATTTGAATAAATAGGTATACTAAAATGATAATGAGAGCCAAATCTAACTTCTGGATTTGTTAGTTGTGCAAAATCTTCTTTTGCTCCATCATCTTCACCAAAATAAAAATGGCTTAACTCTTCTAAAAATCTTTCAGTTAGATATTTAGGTGACTCATAATTTTCGGCCCATCTAACGGCTATAAGGTCCATGTCCTTAGCGCAAGAACCATGGACGGCGAGTGCATACCCACAATCGATAGCTATTTTTCTTAGCTTCTCCAACGCAACAACGTAAAACATAGGCCTTGGATTCATGTTTATTTCTGACTTATCTTTTCCCATAATGTTCAACTCTGTTTATAATTTATTTATTTCCATTTCAAATTCATCGTATCCTTCGCATTCCAAAAAAGCGTTAAGAGCTTTTGTTTTTAGCTGTCTAATCTCCAGTTTATGTGTTTCATCTTTAGCTACCAATGCTGCTTTTAATGATTCTACCTGATCCTTTAAAATATCGATGTCCCCTGTTCCTACATATTCTTTTTCAGCTATACGATAACCAAGGGAGAACCAGTCGATCCAGCAGTTATGAGGAATATGATATTTAGGAGCTAATGCCCTGTTTGCTTCGTGCGCTTCGTTCGCTTTTTGTTCTACTGTCATAATATTTTCAACTTTGTTTAATTTCATTTTTTCTACTACAAATAAAGAAGCTGCTTCCTACATGAACTCTTACGGCTTTGAATACAGCTCGTCCGGATCTGTGTTCTTCCAATGCTTTGACTGCTTCATCCTCCGTATCAAATGTTTCGTCTGACAGACCCCTGTGATATTCACTATTTGGGGCTTTAAATACTAGGTAGAACGCCTCTTTCCCTTGATGTTTTTTTCCATGTCGCCGGTACTTAACAACAAGTGCCGGCATGATATCTATTTTTGTTTCCATGTTGTTTTTGTTTCATCTGCTCACCTCGTTTATAAGGTGAGCAGAATTTAATTTATAGTTCTTTCTTTTCGGCCCAGATGTCACGAAGCTTGGACAGTTCGTTTTCCATGTAGCTGTTAACGAGGGTGTGAACCCGGTCTGACACGTCGGCAAATTGGATGGCGAAATCGGTGGTGCAGGTTTTATCAACGTCGTACACAAACTTATGTGCGTTTGCCTTGATGGCGTTGATCCGTTTTTTATCGTCGTGAACGAATCGCTCTGCATGTCCCAATATCTCTTCTATCTCCAGCGCGGCCGTCTCTACGATATCGGCGGCAATGAAAAGCTTCCATATTGAGAGGGCGTACTTTCGTGGATCTATGTCTTGCATCTTGCGTCGCTGGCCATGGGCGACAGCTACGGCCATATAGTTTACTTTTTTCATCTCGTAACAATTAGATCTGCCTGGTTAATGAACACTACCCAGCCGTTATTGTGGCGCATTTCGCCGCAGGTGAACCGGCTGTTTTTTAATTCCTGTTTAGCCATGTCTCTTTTTTCGCGGGTGGTATAGGTTAGATGTACTACTCCCTCTTCGGAAGAGATCTCTTTAAAATCGAACAGGGGTGTTCCTTCCTGTTCGTTGAATGTGGCGGATGTTGCGCCTTGTAAAATCTGGATTTTCATTTCGTTGTTATTTTAATTGATATGTATAAGTATCGTCTATGTCTTCCGCCCATATTGGCAGGTCTCTGTATACGGCTATCACCGTGCAATTATCGTTAACATCCGGAGCTTCGAATATCTTTTGAACCGGTTTGTCTGACCCTTCGCTGCAGTTATCGAATACGTAGCTGCCGAATGTTCGGATCTGTTTCATTGATACCGGCTGATCTCCGGTGCTCTGATATCCGTATCCTTCTTGCTTGCTGGCCAGCATCATTGCAAGCTCTGTTTTTCCTGCGCCGGACGGACCGGCTATCAAAATCTTTCTCATCAGAATTTAAAATTAGTCTCTGGTATATATTCAGGTTCTTGCTTCACATCGCGCTCAAAGTCAACATCAAGCAGCTGCTTTAATTTGTCGTAGTTCAGTACGACAGAAGCAACGTTGTTTTCTCTGTCTTGCATGATACGTTTCATTGTATTGTCTACTATTTGTTGTCCATCTACGACCGTAATATCTCCCTTTGAAACCTCTACAACTTCCTTCCATCTGAATCTTGTACCACGTGTTTTACCGATGTATGCCTCGTTTGATTCCAGATACGAATACAACGATTGCAAGGAAAGCGCCTCTTTGCCTGTTGCCTTATTATACAGCGGATACACATTGGTAAGATTGATGTGTAGGATATTCATATCGATAGGACTCAACTCCTGCAGGTACGTTTCGCGGCCTTTGCGCTGAAGCGTAATCTTTCCAGGACATTCGATCTTGAAGTCTCGGCCGGCCTTGATTGCTCCGGTATCGATCATGCTGCTGATGGTTGAAAAGAAGAACGACATACGGTTTGAAGTACTGATACTCTCTACCTGCTTTACTACTTTCTCCTTTGCTATTTCAAAAAACTCGTCGTAAGTGAACGGTAGTTTAAGTTCGGTGTGTTTTTCTATCACCTTACAAGAAGCCAGGAACATACTAACGGTATTGAGTATACGAGACAATCCGTCTGTATTAGTTACAGTAGTACGAACCTGATCCTTAAGCTCCTTGTATACTTCGCGCTGGATGCGCATGTAGTTGTTCTTAAAAGCATGGCGGCATCGTAATACTTCCAGCAGGATGTTGTGCATGCCTTTCTTTTCGAAGCTCTTTAGCTTGCGGAAGATCTCGTCCTCTTCCGGCTTACGATCGTCGTTCTTAGGAACGTCGCAAAGGATACATCTGTTTGATAATGAGTTGTCATCTCTTTGTGGAGATTCCTGCCCCAGGATGATAAGAGGCGAGTTGATCTCACTACTATCGATCTCCTTTGTATTGGCATCCTTACGCTTCTGTTTTCCTTCGCCATTATATACCGCCGACTTTAATGCCTGGAATATCTTATCGTCCAGCTGGGCGTCGTTATACTCTTCAAGCATGATAGGAATATTACGATACCTTTCCATCAATGTAAACAACGCCGCCGGGGATCCGGAGTTTAGTTCGAACGTCGGGGCTTCGGGTGGCATAAACAATGAGCGGATAGAGTAGGCGATCTCCGATTTACCGGAACCGGTAGGACCGATAAAAAATAGTGCAGTAAAGATTCTGTCTATCTCATAAATATCGCTTCTGAAGGCGCACATTACGGCATAGATTACAGCCCACTTCCCATTGTTGTTAAGTCGGTAAACCCGGTTCATAAGTTCGGCCCACGAATTAAAGTCAAGCTTGGCTCCCTTCGGTTCGGTGTATTTCATAAACCGGTCCAAACGATATCGGTCACTGTCCCGGCGCTCGTTGGCATAGATCTTACTAAAAGCTGGTATGTAGTAATTTGAATTTCCGTGAGTAACAATTCCCAGGTCGTTCACATAATCCACTTGAAGATCTCCATCTACTTCGTGTACAATGGCGTTTGAGAAAGCGAATAATCCTTCATCGTACCAGCCGTACATTCTTAGCTCATAGCATCTCTTAAACCTTCCGGCCCAGCTGTCTACAATCTGATCCAGATACTGCTGCGTTCCATTAGTGAAGTTAATGTCTCCCTCTTCCCAAAGGCGCTGGCGAAAGCTCTGCATCGTGATCATCTCTTTTGATATCCATTCCATGTAAATTGGATAGGGTAGATTAGCCTGTGTGAGTTGAACAACACGCTTGTTTTGCTGGCTGTCCTTTTCGTAGATGTGCAGAAGTGGTTCTATATAGAAGTTGCCTACTCTTACATACGATTTCTTTCCGTTCGAAAAAATGTAGGCTATGGCCCGTCCGTTCTTATCCATGTAAGGGAAGAATCCATAAGCCTTCCAGATCTTGTTTATCTCTTCGTTTTCTTCCACGTAGCTAGGCAGCTGATTCGGGTCAAACATTAGTTCGGCACCGTGGATCTGCATCGAATCCGAGTTGAATTTAGATAAGGCTTTCCGGGCATCGAGGAAAGGCTTCAACACCTTTTCGAGGGCTGTTTTTGTTATTCCTAACGACTTGGCATATTCGGTAAGCTGGTATGATAAGGTTGTCTGGTCCGCATGTGAGATCACTTCGGCACAGCGTTCTATGGCTTTGGATTTAACGACCTCCGGATATTCGCGAAACTTAGAATATAGATGAATGTAGAATTCGTAGAATCCCATCTTTATCTCTTTCTCAACTTTACGCTTGGTCTCTTTCTCTTCGTCGTCTACAAATGGCTCCATCTTAACCACGTATCTGGTCATGGTAATAGAAAATCCAGCTTGACAAAGTTCTTTCACAAACTTAAGTTCTTCCGGCTCTTCCATGTCTTCGTTTATCTCAAACTTATCGCGGAATCGGAGAACATTACTTACTCGCCTTAAGTCTTGCACATCTGACAAAACCGGATGCCCGGTTACCAACACAATCGGATGTTCGCCCCAAAGGTCGGCAAACTGCTTAACATTAAATGTTACCGTAAGTTCGTCGTTCGATTCGGAAAGCAATGGCATTGCATCCTCTAATCCCGTAAAACCGGACTCGATTGGGGCGGGGGCTTCCTTCGGTTTTGCTTCGATAAGCTGGTTTACCAGGACAACCAATTGTTCTCCGTCTGCCTTAAACTTATCTGCAAGGTGGACAATGTAACCCTGTCGTTGTAGCTTATCCGGTACGGCAGCTATGAAGCCGGCTACCTGTTTAAGTACTTCGGCCTTGCGGATAGGATCTTCCATGTCCTGTGCCATAAGGTTGTAGACAAATGAAATGAAATCTGATTCGTTCTTCTTAATGAACTTAGCCAGTTTTTCTTTACCCTGTTTACGGGCAAAGCTGTCCGGATCCTCTCCGGCAGGTAACTGTACGGCGCGTACGTTCATGCCTTCTGCTAGCAGAATGTCAATATTCCGGATGGATGCCTTAATGCCGGCAGCGTCTCCATCGTAAATCAAGGTTACGTTACGGGTGTACTTCTTAATGATCCGGGCCTGCGATACTTCGAAGGCTGTCCCAGATCCGCATACGGTGTTAGGAAATCCGTTCTGAACAAAGGATAATACATCGAATTGCCCCTCTACCAGGAAGCATTTGTCTTGCTGTGATATAGATTGCTTTGCTTGATAAATTCCAAACAAGGTGTGACCTTTTTTGAAAAGCTCCGTCTCAGGGGAATTCAAATATTTACAATCCGATTCCTTATCGATGCACCGGCCGGTGAATCCTGTAAGCTTTCCAGACACGGTATAAAAAGGGAAAGTGATCCGGTTTATAAAGCGGTCGTACACCTTGCCTGTGTCCTTGCGGTTTACCAGCCCGGCCGACTGCATCAGCTCCATGCTATATCCTTTCTTCCCGGACAATTCAACCAGCGCGGTAAAGTTCTGTGGTGCGAACCCGGCGCCATACTTGGCTAGTATCTCGGCATCGATTCCGCGGGTAGCAAGGTAGGCTTGTGCGGCTTCGTTCTTTAGTCCTTCAACAAATTGCTCCTGGGCGAAAACCAAACAGATCTGCAGGGACTCACGTCGCTTCAATTCGGTTTGCTCTTCGGGGGTTAGCTCTTTGTCTGGCACGGTAATGTTGTACTTTGCGGCCACTGTCCGGACGGCTTCCGGATAGCTGATGGCTTCATGCTCCTTAACGAAGTTAATCACATTTCCACCAACTCCACAGCCGAAACACTTGTATATCGACTTCGCGTTACTAACGTAAAGAGACGCGTCTTTGTCGCCGTGAAATGGGCAAACGCCCTTGTAATTAACACCAGATCGGCGAAGGGTAACATACTCCCCGATAACATCGGATATGTTTGCCGTCTCAAGTATATGTTCAATAATATTTTTGTCTATCATTTCAGAATATGTTTAACTGTCTTGCTTCGAATGCATCCTGCAAGTCAACTTTCAATGTTAGTACTAGTGCTTTGTATTCTTTTTCGGTTGGGTTTTCTTCGCCCCGGTAGAGCTTCCAGAACCGTACCTGATTAATTCCGGTTGCCCGGATAAAGTCTTTTGTAACGGTAAAGAACTTAGGGTTTCCAAATTTCAACTTAAATAGTTCCAGAATAAGGTTCTTTTGTACGGCCTGCCTATATACAATGTTTTCCCGGTGTATCTTAAGCTTTACGGCCAGCGGTGATTTACCGAGGTATTCAGCTATCTCTTCAAGAGTCAGCTTGCCTACATTCTCCTTCAGAAACCGGAGCTGGTCGGTAGACCAATGTTGCTTTTTCATTTCGTTTTACAATTTTATAGTTAGAAGAAAACTCGTAATCCGGATTACCTTCCTGGATAAACATGCATACTATTTTTATAAATAGCTCTCTGTTCTCAGCCTTGACTGTGTTCTCGATTAGTAGGGTGTCGCCTACATTCATTGCCATCAGCTCCTTGTAAATTGCATTAACGTACTGCTTGAACTGATCGGCTCCCATCCTGTTTTGATAGATCCCTATCCATCCGTAGTCGGTCATACGGAACTGTTCATACGTGTTCATTTGGTTTATCAATTTGGGATGATAGTTCTTTCATCCATGCATTAACATTGTCGGAGGTAGTTCCTTTCGGCACAATGAGAGTAATCTTATCCGGTCGGATCCGATCTACAGTTACGTTTTCTTTCGAACTAAAAAAGCATTCTATTGAAGGGATATGTTTTGTAAATTCGGCTCCCTTTCTGGTAAGTTCTAAAATCATGTTATTTAATATTTTCAATTTGATTTATAATAGTTTTAATTTTCTCGGCCGATTGGGTATTGCCGGCCGACGGCAAGAATAGTTTTAAAGCCGATAGAATCAGCCTAGATTCGTACCAGGACAACTTCTGTAAAATCACATTCCCATCTTTATCTGATTCTGCATACATAGATTTCAAGTGTTAAATACTAAAGTATATTCGTATAGAGGTATTACGGAAGTGTCCAGGAAGTATTACTATATTATCATCCTTAAACTCCGAAGCAAAATTCTTTAGCTCATTCATACAAGTAGCATCCAAATCGACAAAAAATCTATCTTTGCCAAACGCTTCTATGTTGAATAGAGAATGTTTGAATGTGAAACATTTTTCAACTCTTTTCTTTAAGTTTTCTAAATCCATATTGTTAAATTGTTATGTTCGGATTTGAACTTATTTTAAAATTTCTTTATTTTCAAAAACATTACCTATAACTTCACAATGAGATGGAATAATCTCGTCCAAGTGGTATGAATAATCTTTAGATTTAGCACGAAATACAAAATAATCTTCGTCCCAAAATACATTATAAATTCTTTCATATGCTTTATATTGTTCTTTAACTATATCACCTTCAAAGATCTTTGTTCCATTTTTGTCTGTCATTCCTGTGAACTGACCTACAGATTCGGGATTAACCACAACCGAAAAATATCTAGGATTGTATTGTATTCTAATATGACCTTTAATATCTTTTGTTAGTAATCCTTCCACCCATTTTCCATCTTTAACTCGCTTTCCTCTGAATAATATTTCTCTTTTCATGTTCAACTATGTTTAAGGTTTAGCAACTTTATAACTTCGTTAGACGGTATGTCTGAATCATACTCATACCCTTTGTCGATTGCCCAATCAACCATTTCACGAACCTGTTTGTCTGTTAGGCTAATTCCATCAACAGAAAAGAATCCATCTAAATTCTTTTCCCAAGCCCATCTTTTCAATCCCTTCAGGTTTGTTGTTATTCTATGTACTTCCATAATTTTAAATCTGTTTAGATAAGTTTAATCTTGTTAGCCCAGGCGGCCAATTCGATGTTGTTATTAACTCCTACTTTAGAATGTAGCCTCTGTGTGTGAGTTCGGACGGTTGCTTCGGCCTTGCATTGAACGTCGGCAATCTCCTTGGCTTGCAGGCCACGGGCAATACACACAGCGGTAAAGTATTCGATCCGGGTGATATCACCGTCTTTTGTTTTAGGAAGCTGGCAAACCTTACTAAATCCTGAACATGTCTTAACAAGCGGACACGATGGCACCTCCCTGTTCAACTTTCCTGACACAAAATCAGGAGTGTAATCCAGATTACCATATCGGCAACCGGCAAACATCTCAAGCAGTAAGTCATCATCGTTGGTACTGATCAACTTCAATAAGGCCGCCTTGGCGATAGGATCATTATTCAACTCCTCTCTAAGCAAGTCGAGTACATCTGCAGGCAGTTCGCGGAACGTTCTCTTTGTCCCGTCTTGCAGGAAAAATACCTGAAACTTATCGTTTCGGTATATTTCTATTCCGGGGCCTTCTATGCCGGCAGGCAAATTTTGTTTCATTACTATTAATTATTGCAGTTAATTAGTGTTACGACTTACTTTGCTGACACAAAAGATGTTTTACATATAGATGCAAGGGCATCCATTTCCAGAGGCGTGAACGAACCGTATTTCAATTTTTTATAAAACCCCGGATAAGAGATTCCGGCTGCTGCAAGGAATTGATTTCTAACCATTTTTTTCTCGTCATCTAGGAGAGAATTGTAATAGTCGAAAAATGTTAAATCTGTTTTTGTTGTCATATGTTTATTGTTTTTAAAAAGATAGTCTTATATTTAGACTACAAAGCTAACATAAATTGCAGTCGGCTGCTATATATTGCAGTTAATAAAGGTTAAATATAGAGTTAAAACGAACCGAAAAAAGAATTATCATGAACTTACAAAAGATTAAAGAGCTTTGCGAAAAGAAAAATTACAAGTTAAATCAGCTTGCTGCTGATATTAATATGTCTGAAACGAACCTACACCGATGCATACGTAACAATAATATCCAAGCACCGGATCTCGAAAAAATTGCAATAAGATTAGACGTACCTATTAATGTATTCTTCGACGAAGCTCCGGAAGAAGGATACAAAATTGAACATCACAATCCGGTTGTGGAAGAAAAGACAATGGAGTATATGACCAAGCTCCTAGACGAGAAGGAAAAAGTACTAATTGAAAAGGAAAGGTTTATTCAAATGCTACTTAAAAAAGAAAAAGAATGAAAGTTAAAGCGGAAGAAGTAGAACAGGTATTCGATACTGTAATGGAACAAATCGATATCCTAAAAAAGCTCCTGTATAAAGACGCGAATAACGTTCGGGAGATTAATGAAAACGACCTTAATTTGCACATCGATATGTGTAAATTATCTTTAGACAGGTTACGTAACCTACAGAAACAGTGATACTTAATTTTATAATTGGCATGTCGTTCCCGGTACCAAATCGGGACAAAGATAGCTTATTCTTACGGGAACGGATGCTGATTATCAACACTTTACAGGCGTAAAAACCATGAATTCAAATCGTCTCACCCCGACTAACTAATAGGTAACTATCTAAAAAAACAGATAGTTACCTATACTTTTTTAAGGGCTACCGGGACAGGATCGGGACACGAACAAAAACATAGGCTTTTTTTCGGTAATCGGGACAAAATTTGCATTTATGGATTATACGTCGGGTAATTTTTATTATTCGGGGTTAAAAAAAAATGGCAACACGTAAGCAAGAATTGGAGGAGGTCATATTGTATACTCCTCCGAAATTGTACAAGGGGAAAGAGTGGTTTATCGGCTTCATGGCCTATGATCCGGCTGCCGAAAAAATGAAGCGTAAGAAGATTAAGGTTAACCACATCCCTAAGATTAAGGAGCGTACGGCTTATGCTCACGATCTTATCATCCGTCTTAATGAACAGCTTCGGCGTGGATGGAATCCGTGGGTTGCGCGCGACGATGTAAAGTCTTACAAAACCATAGACGAAGCTGTTACTCACTTCAAGGATCTTCATAAAAAGTATTGGGACGACGACATTATCCGCGAGGCTACCTATGTGGAGTATTGTTCGAAAATGAATAACCTGCAGGCTTTCATACGCTGGCGCAAGGCGCCGGCTACATACGTATATCAAATCGACGCGCATTTCATACAGGAGTTTCTGGATTACATATACATAGAGCGTAACAACAGCGCCCAGACGCGCGACAACAACCTACGCGTGATGAGTGTGTTTTGCAAGTTCCTGGTATCGCAGGGGTATCACAAGGTAGATGCTTCGGCTGCCGTGGCGCTGATCGGGAAAAAGAAGTACCAGAAAGGCCGTACCACTATCCCGGAGACCAGCCTTAAGGAGCTTACAGCTTACCTTACAACGAAAAATAAGTATTACCTCCTTGCCTGCTATCTCGAATTTTACTGCCTTATACGACCGAAGGAGCTATCGATGCTTAAGATTAAAGACATCTCTTTCAAGTTTTCGACAATCCAGATCCGTTCTGAGGTGGGCAAGAACCGCAAGGATGCCGTCGTTACGCTTAATAAGAAGGTGATTGAGCTAATGATTGAGCTGAACATCTATAAGTATAACCAGGAGTGTTATTTGTTCTCGGCCAACTTCATGCCCGGCGAGACGTACCGTTCCGGGAAGAGTTTCCGCGATTACTGGGTGAACCACATTCGCCCGGATCTGAAGTTTCCGAAAGAGTATAAGTTCTACAGTCTTAAGGACAGCGGAATTACAATGATGCTCCGAACTGTTGACACCCTGTCCACCCGAGATCAGGCCCGCCACTCCAGCATCCTCATGACAGACAAGTACACCCCGCACGATATCCAGGAGGCCAACCCAATATTGGCGGAGTTTGATTCAGTATTTTGAAATGCTGTGTTGTTTTTTTTCCGACATACTGGCATACGGACATACAAAAAAGGTCTGGGGAATATCCTCAGACCTTTTTAATGAAAAGCAATCTTATTTATACATCAACTGCTTCGCCGTCGTTCCAGGCGACTTTCATTTCGTCTGCAACTAATCCTCCAACGAAGTAGAGTAGCTGCCTGTATCGGAGGCTGCTTTTTGAGTTCAGGATTTGATTACGCAGAACCTTCGGATCTGCGTTCCATTGACTTGCGTATTCTCCTGACGCGAATCTAGGACTTGCAGGATTGAGATACCACCCATTCGGGATGTATCCACCGGAAAGATTTTGGTACATATATATATATTTTTCCTTCGCTCTATCTGCTTCGGTTATCGATGGATTTACGCCTGCATAGTAAGAATAAAAAAACTCTCCGGCAATGGGCCCTTCTTTGTAGTTCCAATTCGAAACCTTGCTGGTAACGTCGTAGATTGTAGGCGTAGTGGTCTGATTTAGTGATTTTGCTTTGTATTCAGTCCAGCTTGCCGGCTTGATCGATCCCCAATTAAATCCGCCAGGGCCTAAGTCGTACAGCTTGGAGCCATCGGGGGCGAAGTAGGTTAATACTACATTGCCGTTCACGATTCCGATCTGCATCTGCTTTACGCCGTTTTCGTTGTAGAAGTTCTGCTCAGATCCGAAGGCTTCCATACGGGCGCCGCTGTTGGCCGTGCGCATGTTCCTTGCTATAAGGTTATCAGCATCGATTTCGTCGGCAAGGATCTTGCGGGCAAGCATTAAGTCTGTAGCTACATTTTCGAAGTTGTTCATTACTGCCCACTTGCCGGCATTCAGGTCTGTCGTGAATGTTCCGGATACATGGGATACCTTGCACATGTACCACAGGTTTTCGTACTTAACAAAGTCTAGATACGGCTCGGCACGCAGGCCCTTGTAGTACTGTTTTCCGGTTACCCAGGCAGCTTTACGGGAGGCTATATCGCTTCGGCCGTCCTTCTGCTTGGTTATTATCCACTTCTGGATAAGGACAACCGTTCCAATTTTGACAGCTATCGTTACGTGTCCGGAGTCTCCTGACATGCTGTTAACGTACAGGGTTGGCTGTCCGCTCTGCTGGGCATAGATCAGACCTGCAGACGACATACTTGCTCCATCGAAGCTCCACCCTGAACCATACGTCAGCTTTGTAGCGCCTTTGTACACATTTACGGTTGTGATCGCCTTGCCGGATGGGCCAAGTTCACCATCATTTGCTGTGCCAAAGGAGTCGCAGGCAACGGAGTGCGCAATGTTTGTAAGCTGCAGGGTGTATCCGTCTTCTCCGGGATCTCCTTTATCTCCCTTCTTAAGCCTCCTTACCACTCCATACCCAACTACTTTCATGGCAACATCAATTGTGTTAGCACTTCTGAGGCTACATCCTTAGCTGTAGCACGCCAGGCCTGCAGCTGTTCGTATTCGGACGTATACTCGGCAGCCTTCGGGTGGTCGGGGTTTTCCCGCACCAACTCCCGGTTTAAAAGGATGGCATCCTTTCGATCGTCCGGGTATTCCCCGCGGATTATTGCAGACACAATGCTATTGTAGTCTACACTCTCGACCATGTCTACATTGTACCCTTCGTACTTTTCAATCGTATCATCACCCATTTGGATGGTAACCGGAAGAAACCCGAAGAAGATCCGGGTGGTTGCGCCCTCGCGTATCACAAGAGGTGGCAAATAATCATACATTACTTTCATACTTATTCAAAATAATAATCAACCTTGGTTCCACCTGCTTTTCTCTTCACCGTGCAAGAAAATGGCAGGTAATTCATATCCTTGCACTGGTCTAATATGTCCTTAATCTTATAGCTGTTCGTTATGAACTTGCATTCCTTTCCCTGGAATTCTATCAGCACGGCATATCGTTCGCCTCCGTTCTTTGTTTTTACGTCTGTTTCAAAATCCCTGATTATGATATCCTGATTGAGGATATCCATCAACGTAACCACTTCCACATCGAAGTATCGCTTTCCGTCCTTGCCGACGTTACCAACCTTAATTCCAAGTTCTTTAAATGATTTCATTCCTGTTATCTTATACCAAAGGTTTCTACAATCTCCATGCATGCACCAACCTTTGTAACTTGCAAGCATCTGCTGTTTCTTTTTGCCTTCCTTCATGCGGTGCACCTTGCTGGCGAACCGCTGCTTCATGGCCTTTCGAAGCAACACTTTTTCGTGCGTAAACCTATATCCAAGAAAGTCGATGGTTCTTCCACCTGTTTTCTCTTCGCCAACCGGGAATATGGCCCAACTTGGGTTAATCTCAAGCTTCAACTCCTCATTCAGTTTCTTCTGCACGATTTCGAAAACACGCTTCAACTCCCCCTTTGTGGGAGCCAGAAAAACCATATCGTCACAGTACCGGAAGTAATACTTCACCTTCAGTTCTTCCTTAATGTAGTGATCCAGCCGGCTCACCGCCATGTTGGCCAACAGCTGGCTGGTATATGACCCAATGGGCACTCCGGCTGGAACAGACCGGACAATGGTTTCAAGCAAAGCAAGCAGGTCCTTATCCTTAAAAATCCGCTTTAAATCTCCCATGGTTGCATCGTGATCGATGGAAGGATAGAACTTGTGGATATCAGTCTTAAGGCACCATTTCGTTCCTTCCAGATCGTTCAGCGCTCTTTTTATCCTGTCTACACCGAAGTGGATTCCACGCCCCTTTATGCAGGCGTAGGTGTCATATATTAGGTTTTTTATGAGAGTATCTCCTATAACCTGCATAATGGCATGATGCAATATCCGGTCCGGGAAGTAGGGCAGCTTGGATATCTTTCGAACCTTTCCGCTGTCCACACGCAGCTCCATATGCTTGTATTCTGATGTAGAGAATGTGCGATCGATAAGCATCTGCTGTAAACTCCTTAAGTTTTCGAGTCTGTTTTCCCTGTATATACGCACGCCGTAAGTGCCGGACTTCTTGCCGCGGCTCGACTCCTCGTCAGCCTTAACGAGGTTGTCCCATTCATAAATCTTATCATATAAATATCCTTTTCGTTTCATTTCATTTTTGCAATATTGCTTTTTTTACTTGCCCGGAGCCTTCGAGATTCAACCTACCAACACCGTAAGACGCGATTGTCTTTTCTGCCTTTGTTTTCTGCCATCCCGTTTATGCGGTGGCATGGTGCAGGGGGCTATGTAATATCTTTATAAGTTAGCTGAGCCCCGATGTTCGAATTCGCATTCGAGAAAGCGTTATTCGCATTCGCCGCTGAGAGACCGCAGATCGAACCGTTATTCGCATTCCCGCCAAACAACCACAGGCTAACCCCCATCTACCAACCCGGGGAAATAATCCCCGGGATTTTGGCCAGCTTACGCTGGCTTATACTGACATTAATTGTTTACCCGTCACGATTTTCGGAACGCCATAAAAAGCAAGCCGAGCCCCGACGGTCGAATACGCAAACGAGAAAACGATATCCGCAGACGCCGCCGAGAGACCGCAGAGCGAACCGTAAGTCGCATGCCCGCCAAACAACCACAGCTCTCCACCTGTCGCAGACCAATGGCCGTCCGCCCACCCGGACGTTGACCCTCCACCGATGGTCTTGGGTATGATATCGAAGAATTCTCCCAACTGCTGGGTAACGATGTATGATCCGTACGATTCAATGATGCGCGTCTGGGTACGATACTCAACCCCAACGGGAGGCTTGTCGTTAGCCACCTTGTTGGCATCATAGATATATACGGTAGCGCCGTTGGATACGATTCCCGGGCGGAACTCCCAAACTTGCCCCCACAGACCCTCTATTCCGTCGAACGAAACTTGCTGAACGGTGGCACCTACAGCATCCGTTGTATTAACCGCCCCGGATGCATCTCCGAGTGATTTAGTAAGTCCAGTTTTGATATTCCGGCAATTGTCGTATGATGAACCGGTTCCATCCAACCCAATCCCGATCATGGCCTGTGCATTAGTGTTGGCATACTTTCCTAACAAGCGCATAACCTCGCCACGCTGCATTGGATAGTTCATTAATCCCCAATCTACCCCGTTCAATTTAGCGGCAGTCCAAAATGCAGACATGGTAATTGATCCCTTTACATCGAGCCCCGGTTTCGACACAAGAGTCGATCCCTCAAACGATCCTTTATAAGCTCCAATCCAGCGTGCAGGCTCTTTCTTCCCTCCGATTGGGATCATGGATTGCCAGAGGATCTTCTTTCCGTTTTCCTCGGTTACAAGGTAATAGAATTCAGGACGGTATACCATTGTGTGGCCGGCATTGTCTGTTACTTCGGTGCCGTCGTCGAAGTAGGCGGAGTTAAGACGGTTCATTTTTGCCGCCCGCCCGTCATTCTTCATCATATACCTTCCACCTGTGGAATAATAGAGGTCACGCATCTGCAGGTTGCCTATCTGCGACCACTGGCAGTTGCTATTCTCTTCAAGGAATGTACCCCAGGCCACCTGGCGAAGCAGTTGAGATTGCCCTACATTCATCGAATTCATAAGGTTTTCCATCGTGATCTGCTTCACACTGCCATTCACCACGCAGAGCAATCCTTGGCTTTTTAAAAGCTGCGATACAGCAGCTACTGTTGCTAAATCTTTCATATATTATAAGTTGTAATTTGCGATAAAAGCAAAAGTAATATCTCCGTTCTCCATTGCCTCTCCAGCTTCGATTCGGTCCGAATCTGCAAGCTTTATCGTGATCTTATAGCTACCATCCGGGGCTGTACCTGCTGCAGTAGATAGCGTAATCTGCTTACCCCTGCAGTTGTAGGCCTCATGCGACCATGTAGCACCGCTAATTACGGAATTGTCTGCCTTTCTTCGAAGGACAGCTTTCCACTCGGACGTTGGGCTGTCTTCGTCCACATAGGTACTCCCTAGCGGTATAGCTTCGACCTCATATGGGTCGGAACTGTCGTAGATCACGAACTGGTATGAGCTAACCAGCTTGTCCGCGCCGTCGATGGTTACGTAGAAATTGCAAACAAACACCTGGGATGCATTAACATCGGCCCGTGTAATGTTGCAAGTCTTGTCCGTAGACTTTGCCTTTAAAACAGCTTGGCCTTTCAGCCACTCCGTCTTATAGCTGGTTACGGCTTCGATACCAAGCGATAGACGTGCCGTGGCAGTAATAGAATCAGTTACTGTCTCCTTGAGCGTCTTCGATGTGGTATCCACTACGCCCGTATACGAGTTCTTTCCCACCAGCTCGATACGGACATCCACGCTTGCGCCTATGGGTGTCTCATAGCCAACATTGCAGACCGCACGAAACCGTAACGAGTCTACATTCGTATTGCTCTGGCTTGCCAGATTGCCAATGATTGTCAATGCTCCCGTGGTTGGGTTTAATTTAAACTTACCTTGCCCAGTAGATCCAGATGTAGATCCTGTACAAATACCATCCCCGCCGAAAACAAGCGTCTCTTCGTTGTATACCCACACGGCCGAGCCCGGAACAATTGCCAGCAATCCAGCCTTGATGGAAGACGTGATCACAGGCGTTATCGTAGGCTGGTTCGCAGAAACCGTCCAATCCGGATTAACCACCCATCCGCCATCGGATATACCCTGATACAGGTCCTTATCCCAGTCTAGCCGGGTGTTGATCGTACCACCTTTTCTCAATCGGCGCACCACCGCCGTACCTTTTACCTCTATCATATCCAGCTTTTTTTATTAAGTTCGGCTACCGCTTCATTCTCAGTCAGCAACAAGCCGTTAATATTAATTACTTTTTCTTCTATCGTATCTCCAGGAACGGACGATAAATCTTTTTCGTTAAGGATTACTTTCGGTCCGCATTTATGGCGTGCATACAGGTCAACGCCGCACAAGCTCTTAACCCGTTCAATGTCTGCTATTATGTATTTCATTTAATTAAATATTATAGGTTCGTTATCAACAGTGTATACTTCGCCAGCCGAATCTGTTCCCACCTTCATGGCTTCCTTCTCGTCTATTGTATAGTAGATATCGACACCTCCCGTACCGATACCGGAACGATTCACATCTATCTCAGCCAGCTCTCCCTGGTTATGCGTAACATCGCCATAAGGAGAAACTGTGTGCCATTCGATTGTGTAATACTTGCCCGGATCAGCAACAACACCTGTTGGCGAATGCACAAGCGCCATGGCATAGATCACCTGCTGATTAGGCAGTATGTCTCCATAGTCCACCATCTCCGCTTTCACATGTGGGTAGTACCGCATGACCGAGAATTGAACATAAGCAATCTCGATTGAATTATTCCAGATAACGCTCAGCAGATAATCTTTTTTCTGAATAAGGCGAAGATCCAGGGTGACTACTCCTTGCACGATCGAAATAAGCTCGTATGTAGTTACTGGCACCCGGTTTGTGCCGTTCATTGAATAGAGCATAAATGATATACCATTCGATGCGAGCGGAATCAGGTCGGTTCCACGAAACAGGTTCGGTGTTATTACAAGCTGCTCAGTCATAGAAATCGGATTAACCAGTACCTCTGTTGGGCAGTTCAGCTCTACCGTCCACTTATCCGGCGCAACATCCTGCGTAGTAAGCAGGATGTTATCAATCGAAACTGTAAGATTCTGTCCCGTGCGTGTGTCTGGAAGAATAGCCTCGAATCGAAGCTTTACACGGGTTTCTGGCAAAACATTTTTCTTTACCGACAATGTACCCCGCATTATTGAATCTGAAAGGTCAATTGCATACAGACCATTTAGATAATCGTCTGTTGTCGTAACATCAACCCCGTTAACATACCATTTTATATACCCAAGCTTTCTGTTAGCTGTTCCATTCTCAAATACCAAATCTGGATCATATACCGATACCTCCGGGCGAATAACCGTTGGGGTTAACGTTCGGTTCGGTTCGTAAGATTGCGAGGCAGCCCGGAACACCTGCGTCTGGGCGCTACCCAACACCTGTATGTATGGGATCACACTCAGTGGCGAAAACTGCCTCCTTATTCTTTTTTGTACAACTTTCATAACGTTATTGTTGCTTGTATTGTTTCTTCACTAATTGTCGCTGTTACATGGAATAGACAGGAAACATTCGTATCCACCGCCGATCCCATATCATCGTAAGATAACGTTGCATTTGATGTAAGCCCTGCGTGTGCCTGATTCCATACCAGATCATCCGCACCACTTCCACTATCACGCGTCCACACCCACGACTGTACATCAGCCGTAAGATTAACCCACCCCTTGTATACTTCCACGTCTATAACAGTAGATTCACCTTCCGCAAGCATGTCGCCCATCGAGCTGCTTATCTCCATCCGAAGCGGCTGCAGCAGTTCGAACTGCTGGATCGTTCCGGACATATAGATGTTGTTCAGATAGGCAGAATAGCCCTCCATCTGTAACCCATGAATGGAAAGGTTCGTAAGGTCGCCAAATTGGGCTGCAATGTTATTAACTCCATACTCCCAGCCGTTAACCTTAGTAAGATAACGCTGATAGGTACGTGTCTCATAACAAGATGTCTGCCTGTTTGCATTGGTGAAATTACCGTACGAAACAAAGTGCATCCCAGGCATAGGATGTACTTGTGCTGTATAATTGCCGTCTACCGGCCGCAAGGCATAGCGAAACCGACTATTATCACCCAATTCGATGATCTCTGTAACCCGAAAATAGCAGGTTGAAAAACCAGCATAGGCCCTGTTACCCTTACTGTCGTCAAGGTCTGCCAGGGAGTTTCCTGTTTCAAAATGAAATATACCCATACAGATATCATCCAGCGCAATAGCCCCTATCTCGCCATCCTCCAATTTAAGAGTCACAATTTGTGCAACCGGATCAACCAATTCGATCAACCCACCGCCTGGAGCCCTCCACTTATCTCCAACGTTAACATCAACTCGATTAAACCGTAATTCCGGAACCTCTAAGAATTTCCTTAAGGTAAGCGATTCAAGCTCTGCATTCCCTTTTTCATCGATATTCCCTCCAGTTCCGGTGTACCCCGGCGCAAATGCCGGTCCGATCTGCAGACCTTTTTCGAAGGTGATCTTTTCTTTGGCGGAGTCTGGAATGTCTTTGCGTAGGTATTTGTTTGACAGACCTGTCGTAAGATTGTCTATAGCCTTGGCAATTTCGTCCATCGTTCTGCGGGCAGTAAACACATTAATGTCCGTAGCTTCGGTTATATCGTCTGTGCTGGGCAGCAAGACAACCAGCGTGCCAGAACCTGGAGTCTCTCCAGTTGTAGGAAGAGAAGCCAATACAGCTTCGACTATTACCTGCTTTATCTCGCCGAAGGTTGTGACAGTGGCGGTTGGGCTGTTAGGGTCGAAGGCTGGAATAAGGACCCCCTCGGTCAATAGAATCCGAGGAAGCTCAGAGAGCCGAGGGGGAAAAATAAAATCCGGCGCGTCCAGATTAGGAACAACCAGGTTGGCCGGTAGCTCGGATTCGTTCCTGATAAGATTCAGGTATCGGGTTTTGTCGGCAAATTTATAAGAGAAACTGTACGCGCTTGGCAGGTCGCTGCTAACGTACTTAACATCACTGTCGGTTACTACGATCTTGCGGATCGCGTTGTCTTCGTAGATGTATTTGTCACGCGAAGGGAAGAAATCAAGCATCCACACGCGTGCGTATTCGTTAAGATAGCCGGTGTTCT